GCCCCTTCACTTCGGCGTAGAATTTTGCCTCAAGCCCATCTATTTCGGCAGCCGGGAACACGCTGTATGCCTTGAGGAAGTGCATGGCGACATCTTCCGTCTCGCCCGTTTCTTTGTTTTCAATCGGCTTCACGAATTGGTCGGAGTAAACGACGGTTGCGCTTTTCGCGCCCTTCCGAACCTGGGCGCCGAATTGCTTGGCTTGCTGGTAGGTCATCCAGTACTGCGTCCGGTAGCCGCGATCCATCGCCTCAAGGGCCAGCAGGATCCAGTTCACGCCGCGATAGGTCTCGCCCGTATGACGCAGCGGCGGGACGATGCCGCCACCATCCCAGAGCGCAATGCAGGGGCCGACGCCGGTTTCGAGCATTTCGGTCAGCTTCTGATTGACCCGTTCATACACATCTCGCCTATTTGAGACTTCACTCACGCATCCCCCGGTTCTGCGCCAGTGGCGCAAGGTGTGTTCCACAAGGCCGATTCCGCGGCCCGGCGGCGCGTCAGACCGCTCGATACCCTTTCGACGCCATCGACCTTTGCCTTGTTCCAACGGGCGAGCTGCGCGGGCACTGAGCCATACCAACCGGCATTCAAGTTTTTGAGGAGGGTCGATGATAAAAAACTTCCACTTCCCTCATTGAAGGCGAAGCAGACAAGCGCGGAGAACTGGTTGTCATTTATGGGCACCGTCACATTGCGGGCTACTGTTGCTTGAGGGATGACAAGATCCTCAGCGAGCAGCGCATCCGCGATAGCGGGCGTGATCGTCATGCCGAGTTTCACGTCTTTGCCAGTGTGGCCATAACCCATTGTTGGGGTGCCGTAGCCATCATCAGAGGCCGTCAGCACCAACTTCTCGAAGTCCTTGAGGAGCGCCAGGCCCGCGGCGTTGATCTGGCGCGTCACGCAGGCACCGTTGTCTTCAACCAGCGTGTGACGTTCTTTGGGTTTTCTGACTTATACGGCTTCATCAGCCCGTTCTCGACCAGAGGTCGCAAGTAGGCCGAAACCGATGAAGGCCCGGCGAGAATGTGCGAGGCTTCGCGGTAGATCTCCGCAGCCGTCAGAAGAATATCTCGGGGCAACGCATCATAAAGACGCAGCGAGACACAACCAGGACTGATACGCTGCATGAACCCTCAGTGCGTCAGACCCGGCGGCAGTGGAGGGCCGAAATGGACGAACTCCACCAGTTTCATGAAAACCTGCGTTCCAAGGAGCGCCATAATGCCATAGGCGATTTTCTTGACGGTGCCCCAGCGCTCGGCACAGATTCGTTCATGCAAGAGGATATGAGTGAAGGCTTTCACGGCGATGTCTCGGGTTGGTTTACCGTCGATTTCATCGTCTTCATCATCGTCGCGTGCCATATCAAAAATCCATTATGAAGGGTTTTTGTTGATATTGCTGGGGGTTAGCACCGCCGGCGGGGAGGATTGCGACGGGTAGGAGGCCTCGATCTGTGGCACCATCGATTTTAGGTCTGAGACCTGAACGCCGATCTTCTTACCAAGGGCATCGACCTGTTGCTTCACGCTGTCAGGCATAAGAGCGGTTACGACGTGACCGCCGATCAGAGCAGCAGTACCAACCATGGTCATGGTGAGGGGAACGCCGAGGCCGGGGACAATGACATCAGCAGCGACCAAGGCGGCACCCGCAGCGTAAATCAGAACCGACGCGCCACCCCCAGCAGCGATGCTGTTGGTGAGCTGGAAGTTGCTGAAAAACGCCGCGAGGAAGCCCATGGATTAGCCACCAGTGCTGGGGGCCGTATCAGTGGCTGGCGTCGGGGTCGCTACCGCGTTCATCTGCGAGACAGCGCCTTCGATCGCTGCGTTGATGACATGGCCGGCGACGTCATTGATATTTGCCGCAGTCAGGTTAGAGGTGACAGCAGTAACAGCAGCAGCAAGTTTCGCGGTTCCTGTGCCACCAGCGCTTTCGGCCGCCGTGACTGCATCGGTCACGATCTTGAGGCCAGTCACGCCAAGCTGCGTGGCAACATCATTGATTGCCGCGCTGAAGAAGGCTGCGGCGACCTGCTCAACCTTCTGAACGTCCGGCTTGAGAGTATTTGTCCAGAGGTTGGAAAAGAAATCTTCGACTGAGGTGAAGGCGTCGGAAAACCAGCTCATAATTCACTCCATAGGTTAAGGTTGACTTAGATCGGGATGCTGAAATCGACGATCGGCACATTGCCGTGGTCGATGCTTGAACAGGACGAAAGTATCAAAAGCGCGAGCAGGAGTACAGCCAAAAGTAGAATTGCGACTAGGGCATAACACCAATTATCCATTTGCTCATCATGCATATTAACCATCACTCGGCAGGTTGTCGGCAAAGCCTTCGATCGCTGCCGCGCAATGATCATAGTCCTTAACGTTCCAGTAGAATGGCTTGAACAGGAATGTCAGGACTTTGCAGCCAATGCAGCCGACTTTGCTGCCTTTCTGCCGCATGAACGCGAGGCGCTGACTTACTGTGTAGTGTGGGTTGCCAGCGGCTGGGGTAATCCTGTCGGGGCCGAGTAGAGCATTTGCTGCCTCATCCTCGGCAATGAGGAAGGCGAGGATCCGCTTACCTAAATCCATGGCGCTGTCAGATGATGGAGATCGAGGGCGAAGGGAGCGAGCCGATGGAGCCGCGGCTATCACCGTACACGGCGACCGCAGCTACATAGTCCGCGACCGCAGTCGCGAAAGCCTCAAAAACCGTGGTGCTCGGAAAGACATGGACAGTCCCGGTCGCATCGCTCCATGCCTGTGTGGTAGAGCTGCCGGGGAATTTGGCGTTGAGAAGGATGTAAGTCGTCACTGCGTTCATCGCTGCCTGCGAGGAAGGGCCTATGGCATATGTGTCATTCAGCGACGGTGTGCTTGCCGAGGTGATCGCGACGCCCCGGTCAATGGCGATTTCCGCTTGGATTTCCGCCATGTCACCGCCGATGATCTTGGTAGGCGTATTGCCGCTGGCAAGCCACGCCTGATAGGCCGTGTCCGAGATGGCGACATAACCGAAAGATGCTGATGACCAGACCTGCGTGGTGCTACCATCGACAATCCAGTACCAGTGGGTTTCGTTATACATATTGGCCTCCCGTCGCTGTTGTTCCTGATGCGTTGCCAGGTAAGTAAGTCGCGCCAGCGCCTTGCGTATTCACGACGCCATTCGCAGCAGCGCTGTAGCGAGAGCCCGTGGCCGAGCCAGAAAATGTCGCACTGAAGACTTGCACCTCGGACAGGCCATTAGCATTTGCGAACGCCGAGCTAAATGCGGGGGTGCCGGTCAAAGTGACGGTTATATTATTAATAGCGATAAAGGCCCCTACATTTCCGGCAAAGGCATGGTTTGGCGCACCGCCAGCAATCGTGTAGTTCCCGATGGCCGTAACGGTACCACCAACCCCAGATCCAAGATGCGTGGTTGTCGCGGCCTCAAAAATGATATTTCCGAAGCTGATGGATGCGCCGCCCGATCCAGCAAGCAGGGCGTAACTTCCACCCGACAATTGCATCCCGGAGACGGTGAACTGCGCTCCCGTTTCCGCATCAAAGTTATTTCCTGATCCGACGTTCGAAATGTAGCTTGCCGGCGAGCCAGTGTTTCCGAGGAACACGACAGACTGCGGGCCTAATGCGCCAACAAACGGGCCGTTTACGATGACATTCCCCGTGTAGGTTCCAGCAGACAGACTGATGGTGGCAATAAACCCGCTCAGGTCATAGGTGCTTTGGATGACGTTCGCCGCATGCTGAAGCGTCAGCCAAGGGCTCGTCGATGAAAGGCCGTTATTCGAATCGCTGCCCGCGGTCGAAACGTAAAAGGTTGTGTTCGCGGTCAGTCGCGTCCGAATTGGGATGTTCGGCAGCGTATAGGGGATGAACGGAGCACCGGAATACAGCGAGATCGCGCCGCTGTTGATTGCGGTATCGGTGTGGTTCACGGTGACGACCCAGAGGCCCGTGAATCCTGCATCGGGGGCAGGCGTGACCTGACTGCCGGTTGTCGCTGCTACACCAGCCTTGGCCTGGATGACGCACTGACCTTGACGGATTGTGTTCTGCGACACGCCAGTGTTGTTGGGGCCGTTGTAGGCAACGGCTGGGTTGCTCGCATTGTAGTAAGGAAGGACGGCAGATCCTGTATCGGTGTCCTGATAAGCCGCCTCTATCAGATAGTTGATCGATTGGCCGGTTGTGCCGGGAACAGCAAGCGTGAGCGTCTTTGTGCCGAGATTGATGCCCTGCTTGACAATCTGATGCGCGGTATCTGAGGAGAGGGAGCCGTAAGCCGTGCTGTCGACGTTCTCTTGCGCGTAGATGGAGCCTTGCCCAACCAAAACTTGGAGTGACGCTGGGCCGGTTGGCGTGCAGGCCAGTCCACTCACAACGGTACCGGTTCCAAGGATGGCTTGGAGCGCCATCCCAATGCTGATCATCATATTTTTGTTGGTGTTCAGGATATCAACGTCCTGGGGAATCGCACCTGTATATACGATCACGCGGTCGGTCATAGCTTCTCCGTGGTGGTGGGTTTAGTTGCTTAATTGAGTCCACATTGTCGTTCCCGCCGCTTTGGCGGTATCGACGGCAGCGAATAAGTCACTGTCCGTGACAAATCCTGTGACCATGCTCAAAGAGGCCCATTCGGCGCGGCTCGGCGTGCTGTAACCGCCTGACGGCGAGCCATAGCCCGCAACGAAGGGAATGCCTGAGCTGGAAGGCCGGTAGGCGATGATGAACGCTTGCGCGTTATGCACGAGCGAGCCGTAGCCGCCCGCCACGCCGTAGCCGCAGATGCTTGACCCATAGGCGCCGGTATCAAGTGGACGAGCGGGTTCAAAAATGAGAGGCGCACGCCCAGTGAGCAGCACGAGCGTCTTGATCATCCCCTCGCGAGTAGCGCGCTCGGGCAAAAGGTTGGCGAGTATCCGCGTTCGGAAGGGGGTATCCTGTTCCTGCGACTTGCGCGGCAGGGCGCGACCCAAATAGTCATAGGAAATCAGGTCGAGAAAACCGTCGGTTGCCGTGCTGATGCGTGTCTGGTCTTTCGCGTATTGAATGAGCGAATAAATGAAGGCCAGCGTCGATGCGAGGCCAGTGATGAGAGCGTCCAGGATCGGCGTCGGGCTATTGAACCAATGCGCGGGCAGGTTCGCCTTGACGCGAAACACCATGTCATTGGTATCTCCCGTCGCCATGTCAGCTCACAGAAACAGTTCCAGCCTTGATTACCTGCTTTGCCGTCGCGGCCAGGTCTGACGTGCCAGAGTTGAGGAGAACAGCCGTCACATTGACGACGCCGGCGACACCATAGGCGACAGCGGCGAGCTGGGTATATGGCAGGCTCACGCCGAGCGGCAGCGTATTGATGAAATTCGTCAGCGCGATACCCACAGCCCCGACCACATCGGCATGCGTCAGACCGGTGGCGCTTGTAATGGTCAGGCTGACATTCGCTGTCTCAACGATGGGCGCGAAGACAGCAAACCGGATGCCAAGCGCACGGGTTGCTTCGATTGCAGTTCCTATGCTTCCAAGCAGTTCGTCCGAAGGGTCGCCACTGCCGTCGTCGGCCACGACAAAGAAAGAGCCCGGATCATACGTGCCGTCATAATCGAAGTTCTCTGTAATCGTATATTCAAGACCTTGCTGCACGCCTTCGATGGCCGACTCAATCGCCGATTTCGTCGCCTTGGAGAGCGACGCGAGGAAGAGGACGAACCTAGCTTTGACCGCTTGGTCGCTCTCCTGGTCGATACCATTGACGAAGCCATCCGCGTTCGTGACGGTATCGACGCCAGGTATGCCCTGACCCATGGAGGTGATGGCCCCAGCAAGCACATTGCCTTGCGTTCCGGCGTTGACCGCTGTGACCGCGACATCGACCGAGGCGACTGAGGGCGCCAGCACGTAGCCGCCGAGTGAGGCGCTATAAGCTGGATTGGTCGGATCGACATTGACCGTGAAGCTTTGCGTCCCATCGCCTGACTGGACGATGGATCCGAACGGCACTACGGCCTGTGCCGTCGTGGTGAAGCGGGAAAAGGTGACGATGCCCGAAGCATCAGATGCGGGCAGCCGGAAGAAACCAAAATCGGCGATGAAGGTATCCACATCAGCGCCCGAACTGGTCGCCAGGCGCGTGAGTGTCAGGACATAGGTTATCTGGCCCTGGAGCCAGAGGATCACCGCGGCGTTCGCCTCGATGATCGCCCGCAGCACCGAGCCGATCGTCAGGTTTATCAGCGCCGTCGCGAGTGACTGGACAGCCGTGACCGTATTCCGAACGATCGTCGTGAAATCCCACGTGGTCAGGCTAGCCATGAATGCCTATGCGTTAACGTCGAAGCTCAAAGTTGTCGGGAGGCCTGAATCGGCCTCGGTATATTTGATCGACACATACATCCCGTTGGGGAACGAAGAGACGGTAATATCCGGTGGCGGATCGCGGAGCACGGTTGCCTCAAGAAATATCTGTGACGTGACGATCGCCTTGAGGCTTTCCACGTCGATTGGTAAGCCGATCATCTTGGGCAACCCGGCACCGTACTCGGGATGCCAGATATAATCGCCGGGGTTCGTCAGAAGACGGTGCAGGATTCGCTGATTACTTTCATTGATGCTGTCGACGAGCAACAGATCACCGTTGGCGCTGACCTGGAGGTCACCACCCCAAATGTGCGCGATATCCGGCATATTGCCTCAAGATGGAATTTGTGGCGGTGCATGATTGTGGTGCGGCTTCGCCACGTCGTTGTCCTGCCAGGTCTCGACGCCGTTACCGTCCCAAATCTGGCCCTGGCCGTTCGCATCGAAAATGAACCTGCGACCAGCATGAAGCTTTAGGTCGCGGCTCGCCGTGATGATCACGTCTCCGTCGTTCGTAAATCGGATTGTCGAACCTGATTTATGAACGATCCAGAACTCCCCGGACGGCACGGGAAGCGGCACCGTCTTCGTGCTGTAGAACCGGTTGACGATGAAACCTGCCTCGCGACCGTCCTGCTGAAAATGCACTTCGACCTTGTCGCCAATCGAGGGCGGCGCGTAGAAGCCCCATCCGTTTCCAACCCAGGGCGTCGTGATCGGCAGATAGCCGGTCATAATGCCTTCGGGCTGAAGCAGCACCCGCGCGGCGTAATGGTCGGGATCGTAATTCGTGACAATGCCGATGCGTGGCTTGGCCGGGAGCGCCTGTACCCGTTCGGCTTCCTGCCGCATCGCGTTCCGGATCAGATCCATCATAGGATCACCGTGCTTTGCGTGCTGTGGTTTTTGGCACGGAAATCCATCGTATAGCCAAGTTTTGTCGATAGCCGCCGCGTGATCGTGTCGACGTTGTAGAGCTGATCCCAGCTTGTGCCTGTTCCGACCAGTTTTATGAGCGAGCGATGATTGAGCAGGTTATCACCCGGCAGTGTGCCACTGACGACCCGTTCGTGCTTCGTGATGTCCTCGGCCTTGGCCGCTGCGAACTTGTCCGCCTGATCCTTCGTCAGGTTCGGCGGATAGAAGGTGTAAGTCTGGGCCTGTCCACCAGCCCTCTGGTTCTTGTTGGCCTGGTTCCTGTGGTTTTCGGCTGTCACCACGGTTTCCAGCGCCTGGTTCCAGCTTTTCACCTTGACGATGACATCTTTGGCGAGCGTCTCGCTCCGATGCAGCTTCAGGGCCTCGAAATTGGCGAGCCGATTGCCTTGCCCGAGGTCTGACCACAGCAGGACATAAGGGTCGGCGTTGTCAGGCACCCGAGGCTGAAAGTAGAGCGTCTGGCCCGCCACCCAAACATCGTAATTCTCTTGCTCGGCGAGGAAGATCAGCAAATCCCACTCGGTTTGATCCGAGGTCATGCGGGTGTGATAGTATTCGTAATAGCCGCCGACCCGCTCCGTCGTGGGCGTGACCGACGCTTTCATGCCATGACGCTTCGCCAGCGTGATCGCGATGTCGCTCGCGGTCTGATCTTGGAAATGCTCGGCGGTCTTCACGTCCAGAAAGCGCGCCGACAAGTCCCGACCCGATAGGACAAGCAGCCGATTGACGAGATCGACCTCGACCTCATCCACCTGGCCGTAGATCAGGGATGATGGCTGACCTTGGCCGATGTCATCCCTGAAGCCAGCGAATATCTCCAGCTCATCGCCGGCGGCATCACCCCAGTAATTGATCCCGAGGCCCGATGGCAGCCGGGAAATCGAAGCTGTCAGGCGAAAAGTGTCGGAGGTGAAGTGGCTGGCATTCACCACCTCGCTTTCGAGGATGCCGGTAAGCGGAATGGTCTGGTTAACGGTGACGCTATGATAGGGCTGCCTTACCCGGCTTCCGTGCCCCTGCAGGTCGCTAACGGACAAGCACGCCCCCGGTCAGAAGCGGATTTGGATCTGGAATTTGCAGCGTGACGATGCCCGTAATGACCGGATCGAGCAGATTGTTGGCCTGTGCGATCCGGTTCCATTGTTGGGCGTCGCCGAGATATTGCAGGGCGAGATGGTAGAGGTCGCCACCGGAAACCGTGACCGTTCGCATGTCATGGCCCCGCGTTCATGATGTTGGTGCTGATACGCCCGAGGAGGGCCTTGGCCTGGTAGAGCACCCCGAGCTGCTGGAAAGCCCCGGCTTGGCCGGTGAGGTTCGTGGCTATGTCGGCAGGGTCATCGCCCGCCACGGCGCCGGCCACGCTGCCCGAGGGCGCCACGAGCGCGTTCTGGGTAGCTGTCTGGCCTGCGATAGCCGCTTGGGCGACGCCGATCGCCGAGGTGACGCCCGTTACATCCGAGGATGCCGCCCCCTGAAAGGTGGCAACGGCCCCTGTTGCGCTCGACACCCCTCCAATGGCCGTCGTGATGCCTGGCACGTTGAGTGCCGCGCCCACCTGGATCAACTGGTTGACGTCCGAAAAAATGGCCGAGTCGATATCCAGCAACGCTGTCAGGATCGGGCTTGTGAGGTCAGAGACGACAGTGCAGGTGATCGTATAGGGGATTTCGTAGGGCTGCAGGTAATCAGCCTCAAAATCCACCATCACCAGATAGCGGTAGCTTGACCACGCCAAAATGAGCGGCTGGCCCTGGACACGGAGGAAATCGGCGAGGCGGGCGCGAATTTCAGCGGCACTCCCCCGGAATCTCCCCGACCATTTGATATCGCTGTCATCGCGGCCCATGGCATCGATGACGCGATCGCCACCAACGAGCTTATGAACGACGAGGATTTGCTTGCCGCCGACACTGATATGCTCGGGCACCTCGAAATCGGTGAAGAGGAGTGGCCCTAGTGTCAGAACGATAGCCATTTAGTAACCAGCCAGGAGCGGTGAAGCCCTCATATCGAAGCTGTTGCCCGAAGCTGGCATCCTTGCCAGCCCATCGACCTGATACCGCGTGGTGCTCTGCGCAATCGCGCGGCCGTCCAGAATTGTCTGGTGATCAACAACGACGGTTTTCTGTTGCGATGATGGAGGCACTGCGCTTCCCGAACTGCCAAACAGATTCTTATGCGCCCAGACGCCGAAATCGGCAGTCGGGTTGAAATTCGCCCACCATTTGAAGAAATCGGCGAGACCCGATAACACGCCAGCAAGGCCTTTCAGGCCTATGGTGACGGCCGGCAGGTAAGTGTCGCCAATGTTTTTCATCAACTTGGCCCATTGCGCGGTTACGTCCACGAGCTGCCCATCGACGGTGCCTTTTGCCACGTCGACCGATGCATCGATGCCAAGTGCCTTGCGCCACGAATCGACCGACCGGTGGATGGCTGGATTCTGCCGTTCGACGATGGAGAACAAGTTTCCGCCTGTACTGCCGAAGATCAGAGCGTTTTCGCGCGTACGCTCCTCTTGCGTCAGCTTCATCTTGTCGTAGGCCGGGATGACGTGTTTTTCGTACCAGGCAACAGGGTCTTTGGCATAGAGGTCTGAGTCGACGAGCGGATTACCCTTGAAACGCTTGATGCCGCCCTGTGAGTTCCACACGATCTTCGACTGATCCCAAGCCCCCATGCCGACCAGCTCATGGGCGGCCTGATTGGGCAGGCGAATGATGCCGTTGAGGCGATTGTAAGCCGTCCGAAGCGCGAAACCAGCGGTGCTGCCCTTCAATTCCTGAATGATCGGTTCAAACTCACCGAACAGCGCCTCATCCGTGAGATTTGCTGCGGCCGAAGCCCCGCGCGCGCGGAATTGGCGATATTGCTCCCAATCGATGTTGCCGCCCGATGAGCGGATGGCCTTGTAACCCGCATTCGCGATCTGACCGAACCGCTCGGGATCGTTCAAACCACCCTGCATGTCGATGAAACGCAGCATGGCCTGCGCCGACGAATGCATCTTGGACGCACTCTCGCCATCCAGGGCCTTACCGATGAAATCGATCTTGGCCAG